ATATTAGTACCCCAAACTTTATTATGGGCATTGGCATATGCTGTAAGTTGGATAAAGTAATCATCAATCCATTCACGCTTTTTAACTTTATTAGATTGTTTATGATCCATGATAGCTTCTGAACCAGTATGTATTCCTACTAGGTCTGTGGTTCCTGCATAGATTTCAGGGTAGTAAAGTGAAACTTCTGTACCCCAGTATTCGGTACAATTCTTAAGTCCGTGTTCTACAATTTGCCGGGCCATTTCAAAACTTTGCTGGCTATATGGATTAGTACCGGGTTCTCCCATATTCCCTGTCTTAATATAGTTTTCTAGCCATTTATGCATCCTAGTGCCGCGGCCGGCTGCTTCAGTGGTAATCTGTTGGGCCTTTTCTGGACCTACTCGCTTACGCCATTCACGCAATGCTTTTTTGGCTTCTTCAGGTTTGGTGGCATCTAAGATCGTAGTAACGCTGGCCACTCTATGACCATCCGGGGTAACATAGTGTCTAGAACCGTTTACTGTTTCTTTGCGTAGTGTGTTGTAGGGATATTTATTAGGTAGATACATTACAAGAGTATAACAAAAAATTATACAATTGTCAAATTACTTAGCAGCCCGTTTTGCCATTTTTGCTACAACTTTCTTTTGATCTTCTGGTGCAGGAGGAGGACCTGACATAGCTGGCTTTTCTTTTTGACCTTTAAACACTACATTATCACCTTGGATATTGGTGATATAATTTTTCAACGGAGCTTGTTTAATCATATTATATAGATCGTCTTTACTTAGAACTACATTATACTTACTATAATATGCAAGTAATTCATCTACAGTCCAATTGGGTTTTACTTTACCCAATTTAATATCTGTAGCTAATTGGTCACTTGTTGTAATTATTTTAGCAACGATTGGACCTTCACCTTCTAATTCAAAGAGATACATATTATCTTTTTTCACGCCCAACTTTAGGGACTGGCATTTCCTCAGGTTCTTCTGGTGGCATCTCGGTAGCTTCTTCGGGAGGAGCTTCTTCGGGAGGAGCTTCGCCTTCTGGTGGTGCTTCGCTGCTTGCAGATGGAGCAAATGCTTCTGGGTTTTCACCTTGACCTGTGATGCCGTTGAGTGCGTTTTGTAATGCAGCTTTGGCTTGGCCAAGTGCTTGCCCAAGTGCATTTAAAGATTCACCTGCTTGTTGGTTAAATTGAGTACTTTCATTTACGCCAATTTCATTTTGAATGCTATCAGTAAGGGCAGGCAATTCTTTGACAAGCATATCGCTTACTTCTTCAATCATTTTCTGTACAGAATCTACCATATCTTGAGCAGCTAAAATCACTTGTGACTTTTCTACTTCTTCATTCTCAATAATGATTCTTGCTCTGTGTGGCTTATTCCTAACAATATGCTCAGACAACGCTTCTTCCATAAATACTAACTTCATATATGAAGGTGAGGTTTGATTCTCATAGAATTTAGGGCTTGATTTGATTTCTCTCTTCAACTCCTGCACTTTTTTGAGCATCTGTATGGCTGCATTCTTTTCTAAGCCTGATGTATCAAACTTATAGTCAAAGCTTTCTTTGAGAGCTTTTACAGCGTAATTTTTAGAATCTAAATCATTGAGTTTCATAATGTGTTTCCAATCTTGTTAATATATTTATCAGAATCCTAGGATTATGCGGGGTCAAATTTGTTAAATTTCTCTTTCTGCCATAACGAAGTGCTACCAATATATTGGTTCAATTCGCGTAATATCACAGACTTTTTATATTTAGTTTCTTGTATTTTAGCTAGGTACACGCACTTATCATCTAAACTTTTGGACTTATTAAATTTTTGTTGCAACATAGCTAAACTTACCTTAATTCCAGATAATTCTGTATCTATTTCGGGTAACCGCCTAGTTTCTCTTGTCATGCATCGGATATCATATATACACCAAACTACTGACAATTTAAGGTCTGAAAATATAGGACGATCTCTCCAAGATTCTTGTATAGTACGTATTTCATAACATTCCCCTTTAGGAGATATGTTATATTTTCCAAATACTAGATAGCTACCATCTGAAACTTCAAGAAGCATGACATTCTGTACTTCTTTAGACAGTTCCTTAGAAAAGAATTGCTTTATTTTATTGATTTTGTTCATGATATAAAAAGTAAATGTTTCTAAGTTCAGGTGTGGTATCTAAAAAGCTAGATACTCGGTGCCATTCAGTTTTACACTTTATCATAGGTACTCCATCGCAATCACTGTACAAGTATCCTAGTTCTTCTATTCCGTCGTGGAATACACTAGGGTGCTGAATTTGAAAATCAAAGGTCCAACCTACTATCTCTTCTTCATATCCTTTATAAAGAAATCCAAATTTATCATCATCGAGTGTAATCACGATCTTTGTAGGTATTTTAACTATTTCAGGTTGCGATCTTAAAGAAATCGCTTGTAAAATAGTGTCAAAATTAGCCTGCGTATTTCTTCTATGAGCCCATACTTCAGGTATGTCGCTAGCCAAAGGCCTTGATCTGTTTAACACATTAGTCTGTGTTATATCAAATAGCGTAAAACAACTTAGAAGATGGTTCATGCTGTATTTAGAGAGGCAAAAAAACCCGAGATTTAAATCTCGGGTCCTTTGTTTCAGACAATCAAACTAGTATTAGAGACCAGTGTAGACTGTTGTGAATGTTGCTGAGTTGCTACCAGTTACAGTGTTCGCAACGCTTGCACTCGTTAATGCGGCGATTACAGCAGCAGTTACGTTTGCGTTAGCACCGTAGCTGTTGTCTACTGCCCATGCACCTGTAGGATACACTGCGAAAGAGAATGTATCTGTAGTAGTATTTACATACTCATAGATATAAACTGTCGCTAACTGCTGAATTGTTTCAACAATAACATTGGCCTGTGTTGGGCTAAAGTGTGTTGTTGATGCAGCCGAAATCGTGAAGAAGTCAAGCTTTGGGCCCTGTGGCTGTACTACATAGCCTGAATCTAGAGCGTTGACGCCTGGATTTGTATATGCAGGATAGTCGAGGTTAAGTACTGGATAGAAGTCACCGTTTGTACGTGTAAATTGTGCCATTTTAAAAATTCCTTAATGTTTGTTGAAGCCTACTGCTTCATATCTGTATTTACACTTTTTTCAAAAAAAGTCGGTTTTATGATAGTCTTTTTGGTGCATTTTTTAAGTAATTGAAGATTATTTAACGACCCTGCAGGTTCTGCCTACTGAAACCCATACGATCTACGAACTTAAGACCATTTGCGACAAATCCTTCATGGGAAAGAGTGCCGTCTTGTAAATATCCCTTTACCGGGCTAGACTTCGCTGCTTGATTTAATTGATGCACCAAGTGCTGCTTTAAATTGTACAAGTCAATCCATACAGTAAAAGCACCAACTAATCCTTCTTTATTTTGTTTAAGATGAATAAGTAGTTTTTGTTTCATAACAGCAGTCATAGGGCGAGTTTCAAAATATTTTATAAACTCGCTGTACAAATTCTTTAAATCTCCAGTTCTAACTCGTTGATTAATAAACGTAGTAAACAACCCGTTAAATGTATTTCTAGCTTGAGGAGCAGTAGTCATTAATTGTTGTATCGCTGGACCGTACTTATTAATATCATCTTTAGCTTTTCTTACTAATGTAGCATCTGTTTTTAATTTGGGCAAAGTTGGCATAGCACTTGGAATAATTGCTACATCACTGTTGTTTTTAAGTCTACCAATAGTTCCATTTAGAGTTTCTGCATCATCAGTAGTTGCTGCGTTAGGATCTAAGTATTGATGAACTGCAATACCTGCTTTTTTATTAGTCATTAATTTACCAAGATCACTTTTTGAATCTACAGTGTAGGTAATGCCATTAGGATTTGCTTTAAAAGTATAAACATCATTATTGGGAGTTAATACATGACCAAATAAAAGATCGCCCCAATAATAACCATTCGACCCGCTAGAAGCTTTTTCTAATCCCGGCCATATCTCGGATATAATACGAGCTAAATCAGTTCTGTCTACGCCGCGATCCGCATCATATTTTATAAAATCTTTTGGGCTGTATATTTCTCTTCCTGCACCGCCCGCTTTATTGAACATGTGCTTGTCCATGATAGAAAATTTACCATTAGATCCTCTGCCAAAAATAAGAGCAGGATAACCGTCCCATTTTACAGTTACGCTATTAGGATTTTTTGCTGTGGCAACTATATTGTTTAATGCTTCGTTTGCTCCCGCGATATCGTTTAAGAATACCAAATCTTCTGGATGGTCTAAATGGCCCTTAGCCTCTACTAAATCTATTTTAATTAGACGATCGGTTAATGTGCGTAATGACTCAGTGAGGTTCATGCTTTATAACCTATACTGCTGCTGGTTTAACCGCAGGGTTTACAGGTTGCGGTACCAACTTCTGTAATAGTCTAATAAGTTGCTGTTTTTCAGGGATAGATAGTTTTGTAATCTGTTGTTGAACTTGTTGATATGCAGTAAGTGTTGCTGGTGTGCTTGTTGCTGCCCCAGTTGCTGCAGGTGTGCTTGTTGCTGCCCCAGTTGCTGCAGGTGCCGGTTTAGTGGATGCTTGTTGAGGTGTCGCTGTTTGAGGTTGCGACGGCTGACCGCTTACTGCGCTTTTAG